TGGTTCGGAGAAGCAAGAACAATTACTATAGATAAAGAAACAACCACGATCGTCGATGGAAAAGGAAGAACTGAATCAATTGAAGCACGTATTGAAGAGCTACAACAACAAATCAACAAAGCACAAACCCCGTTTGAAATTGAAAAACTTCAAGAAAGGTTGGCAAAGTTCGTCGGAGGAGTAGCTATCATCCACGTAGGTGGAGCTACCGAAACCGAAATGAGAGAGAAAAAAGATAGAGTAGATGATGCACTCCATGCAACAAAAGCCGCTATTGAAGAAGGTATTGTACCAGGTGGTGGAGCTGCTCTATGGTATGCAAGAGAAGCAATTATGTATCCTAATACAACAGGAGCAAAAATCGTTTATAAAGCATGTGGTAAACCATTTGAGCAAATTCTAGTAAATGCTGGATTCAGTTCAACTGAAGCTCAAATGGTAGGTTTACAACTTGATCCTTCCAATACCTGGTTAGGTTATAACATTAAGGAAGAAAAATGTGTAGACATGAAAGAAGCAGGTATTATTGATCCTACTAAAGTAACTAGAACAGCTTTACAAAATGCAGCCTCAGTTGCAGGTACTATTCTCTTAACAGAATGTACAGTTGTAGATGAACCAGAAGAAGAAAAATCAAACCATATGGACCCTATGATGGGTATGATGTAAGTTATGGAAAAAAAGGTTGTTGAAAAAAACATCTTAATCGCTCGGAGAATGCCTCCGGGCGATAGATGGAAACTAGAAATAGAGGAAGGTAAGGCAAAAGTACATAGTTCTTTAACTGAAGCTTTAGAAGCATATATGGTACTAACTGGATTTAGGGGTGAATATAGACTTGCCCCCCTGAAAAGTGAGTTGTATATTATACAAAGTGAAGAACAAGAAATAAAACCTATACCTGAAAAGAAATACTCTATTTATGGCGAATACTAAAGAACATAGTTTATTTGTAGAAAAATATCGTCCTTCTAAACTAGAAAATTATGTGGGTAATGAGCATCTCAAATCCACAATTTCTAAATACCTGGAGCAAAACGATATTCAAAATCTTATATTTTATGGTCAAGCAGGAGGTGGTAAAACAACCTTAGCTAAATTAATCGTTCAAAATCTTAACTGCGATTACCTGTACATCAATGCCTCAGATGAAAGAGGTATTGAAACTATACGAGATAAAGTATCAGGATTTGCAAGTGTTGCTTCTTTTAAACCATTAAAAGTGGTTATATTGGATGAGGCAGATTTCTTAACTATTAACGCTCAAGCCTCACTTCGCAATGTAATTGAAACATTCTCTCGTACTACACGTTTTATAATGACTTGTAACTTTGTAGAGCGTATTATAGATCCTCTACAATCAAGATGTCAGGTAATTAAAATTGTACCACCATCTAAAGGTGAAGTAGCTGCTCATATTGCAGGCATTATGGAGAAAGAAGGTGTTTCATTTGAACGTGAAGACCTAAAAACTATTGTAAACCAATTCTATCCCGATCTACGTAAATGTCTTAATACTATTCAGTTATCAATTGTACATGATAAAGTAAAAGGTGAAGACGATAAATGGCTTAGAATAGATAAATCAATACTTGTATCTTCTAACTACATAGATAAAGTAATTGATGAATTAAAAAAACCAAAACCATATTTTAACAACATTCGACAAACGATTGCGGATTCAAATGTGGAAGATTTTGATGAATTATTTAGAGCACTATACGAAAAAGCTTCCGAATATTTACCTAATAAGGAAGGGACAGTAGCTATGCTAGTAAATGATCACCAATACAAAGCTAATTTTCGTATTGATAAGGAAATTAACGTCATGAGTTTAATACAAAATCTAATAATTAATAAATAAAAATGGAACAACCACAACTTAACCTCGATCTAAAAAATACCACAGGAATCCAAAATTCTGAAGGTGGTAGTGTATTTCAACAAGGACTTATCCTAAGAAAAATCTCTAAATTTCTTGCAGGTACCCCTGAAGATGCAATTGTACCTATTCCCGTATTTTATGATCCACACACATTTAAAATCTTTGCTGAAGCATTGCCTAAGGAATTGCGTGAAGAACTTAAAGACGAAAGTATTTAATGAAAAATGTTTTTGATTGGTTAAAGGAAATTAATTCTACAAAATCCCATCCTGATACATTTACTAATCAGGATTGGGATATTTGGAATTCTTACATGGTGCATCGATTCCTAAGTATGAACCCAGACTATATAGAATTGGTAAATGAAGTTCAAGCATTACCCCCATCCAACAAAAAACAAATATATTCAATTTATAGAGAATATATCCCTAAAAATAACAAATGGTCTAAGTATGTTAAATCTAGCAGTAAAGAATTTGATAAAGATCTAATCTTACAGCTAAAAAAACATTTTAACGTTTCTATTCGAGAGATAAAAGACTATTTAAAAATTTTAGATAAAAAAGAAGTACAAAGTATTTTAAGTAAACAAGGTTTAGAAGAAAAAGAAATTAAAAAATTATTAAAATGAAACCAGAATTGTACGACATGCTCTTTACCCAAGCAATGGCCGAAAGAAGCAAAGCAATGTTAACTCTTAATCTATTATCTGAACATCCTGCGGGTATTGGAGACCATTCAACTAAAGATTTTTATAATAATGCTGAAGAAGCTCTAGCTATGTTAGTGGACGCAGATGATAAAATTGAAGCATTGCAAAAATATTTTAAATTTAAATCTAAATCTGTAATCTAATGAGCGATTCTATAACTGCTTACTACGATAGGGAAAGAGATAGACAGGACAAATACGTTCAGTCTGTAAAAGAAAAATTTGAACAGCGTTCACAAACTGGAATTAAGAAATATAATACTACTCTAGAAAGAGAGGATCTAGATTTCCTAGACTGGTTAAACCATCTCCAAGAAGAACTAATGGATGCTACTTTGTACATAGAAAAACTAAAAGATTTTGCCCAAAAAACTTCCTAAAATAGTTAAAGAAATCCAAAAAGCTACTCCACCACCCGTGAACTATGCTTATCAAAAAGGAATTTCTTTCTCTCAACTAACCATATTCAACAACTGTCCCCACAGATGGAAACTGCAGTACAAGGATAGAATTAAAGCATTTACTTCTTCTATCCATACTGTATTTGGTACAGCAATGCACGAGGCTATTCAAAAATATTTGGATGTAATGTATGCTAGCAGTGGGGCTGAGGCTGATAGACTAGACCTAGTAGAAATATTTCAGGAAAAGTTTGTTGGGGAATATAAAGCTCAATATACATCAAACAATAAACAACATTTCTCCTCAGCAGAGGAAATGAGAGAGTTTTTTGATGATGGAGTAGAAATCTTAAACTGGTTAAAGAAAAAACGAAACAAGTACTTTTCTAGAAGAGGATGGTATCTAGTAGGTTGTGAAATACCCATTGTAATTCAGCCAAATAAAATGTATAATAACGTATTATACAATGGATTTTTGGATGTTGTGATGTACCACGAACCAACTAATACATTTAAAATTCTCGACATAAAAACAAGTACTAGTGGGTGGAGAGATAAGGAAAAAAAGGACGAAAACAAACAATTCCAACTAATACTATACAAACATTTCTTTTCAGAACAATACAATATCCCTATTGACAGCATTGAAGTAGAATTCTTCATTGTTAAACGGAAAGTAATGGATTGGGACGATGAGAAAATTTTATCTCCACATCAAGCTTATAGAGTACAAACATTTGTTCCTGCTAGCGGGAAAATTAAAGTAACTAAGGCTAAAGAAGCTTTAAACAACTTTATAAAAAAATGTTTTAATACCTCTGGAGAGATAAGGGAAGAAGAATACCCAAAAGTTGCAAGTAAATGGAATTGTTTGTATTGTCCTTTTAAAGAAGATAAGGATAATTGCGGGGAAGGCATTATTTTCTAATCTTTAGTATATATTTATAATATATAAGTATATTAATATTCACTAAAACAATTATTTAAATTATGGCTAAAGACCTAACTTTAACAAGTGTAAAAATTCAAACAGATTTGTTTGAAAATTTCAAAATCGAGTGCGTAAAACGAAAATTTAGTTTTCAAAAGCTTGCCGACCGAGCTATTTATTTGTATCTTACGGATGAAGATTTTCGTAAAAAAATTACAAACCAAAACCTTACTGAACTTTAAAAATAAAATATGAATAAAAGTTTTGATTATATCCCAAAGGATAAAAGAAAAAAAATCGTTTTAATTTGTGATGACATTAGAGTTCATTCTGGAGTAGCAACAGTTGCTAGAGAAATTGTTACACACACTTGTCATCACTTTAATTGGGTTAATATTGGGGGTGCTATCAACCACCCAGATCAAGGTAAAAAATTAGATCTAAGCGCAGACAGTAATAGAATTGCAGGAATTGAAGATTCATATGTTATGATGTATCCTGTTAATGGGTATGGTGATGTGGATTTTTTACGTCAGGTAATTAAAATGGAAAAACCTGATGCTATAATGTTAATTACAGACCCAAGATATTTTGTGTGGTTATTTAACATTGAGCAAGAAATTAGAAAAAATATTCCAATTACATATTTGAACATTTGGGATGACTATCCTGCTCCTATGTACAACAGACCTTATTATGAGGCTTGTGATTTGTTAATGGGAATTTCAAAACAAACGGTTAATATTAATCAGCTAGTTTTAGGTGATAAAGGTAAAAACAAACTGTTTAGATACATTCCTCATGGTTTAAATCACAATGTTTATAGACCAGTAGAGGAAAATGATCCAGAATTAAAGAAATTTAAGAAAGAATTTTTTGGGAATAGTAATCCAGATTTTGTTTTGTTCTTTAACTCTCGTAACATTAGAAGAAAACAAATTCCAGATGCGATGTTAGCATTTAGAGCATTTTTAGATAGTTTACCTAAAGAAAAAGCTGACAAATGTCAAATGGTATTGCATACTGAAGAGGTAAGTGATCATGGTACAGATTTAAGAAAAGTTAAAGAATATTTCTTTAATGAAAGTTATCCTAATGCCATTAAATTCTCAACTCAAAAATTATCTTCAATTCAACTTAACTATTTGTACAATATTGCAGATGCTCAAATATTGTTAACTTCTAACGAAGGATGGGGTTTAACTATTACAGAAGCAATCTTAGCAGGTACCCCAATTATCGCTAATGTTACAGGTGGTATGCAGGATCAAATGAGATTTGAAGATAAAGATGGAAAATGGTTTACCCCAACCGCAGACTTCCCTTCAAACCACAATGGAACACTAACCAAACATGGTGAGTGGGTATTCCCCGTTTATCCAACTTCTAGATCAATTCAAGGTTCTCCTCAAACACCTTATATTTTTGACGATAGATGTAAATGGGAAGATGCAACTGAAAGAATTAGGGAACTTTATAACTTACCTAGAGCTGAACGTAAAGCAAGAGGATTGAAAGGTAGAGAATGGGCAATTGGAGAAGCAGGATTTACCTCAGAAAAACAAGCAGAAAGAATTATGGAGGCATTTAATGAGTTATTTTCTACTTGGAAACCTAAAGAAAAGTACGAGATTACCAATGCTACCGAGTACAAAGGAAAGTTTTTACCACATAAAATTTATTATTAATGAACAAACCAGTTTTTGTAATTAGCAGCCCTTATGACACTTATTCAGGATATGGGGCTAGAGCTAGAGATATTATTCAAGCAATTCTAAATCTAGATAAATATGATGTAAAACTTTTACCTCAAAGATGGGGTAGTACTGCTTGGGGATTTTGTGAAGACAATCCTGAATGGAACCATCTCCATCAATATAGATTAGATTCTCCTAATTTAAATGGTAAACCCGATATTTGGATGCAGATTACTATCCCTAATGAATTCCAACCTGTTGGAAAATATAATATTGGGGTAACAGCTGGAATTGAATCTAACTTATGTAAAGCTGAATGGATTGAAGGTTTAAATAGAATGAATATTAATTGGGTTTCTTCTAATTTTGCTAAACAAACCTTTGAAAATAGTAAATACGAAAAACGGAATAAACAAACTAATGCAGTTGAAGGATATGTTCAACTAGAAAAACCAATTGAGGTAGTATTTGAGGGAGCAAATTTAGATGTTTATAAATCTATTGAACCCAAAGAAATCAAAACTATCAATTTAGATGAAATTAAAGAATCTTTTTGTTATTTGTTTGTAGGACATTGGATGGGTGGAGATTTTGGACATGATAGAAAAAATGTATCTCTACTAGTTAAATCCTTCTATGAGGTATTTAAAGACAAACCTCAAAAACCCGCTTTAATTTTGAAAGCCTCAATTGGTATTGCCTCTTACATTAGTCGAGATGAGATTTTAGATAGAATTAAAATCATCAGAGAATCTGTAAATTCTACTAATTTACCTAACATTTATGTTCTAAACGGAGAATTTAGTGATGGTGAAATGAATGAATTATACAATCACCCTAAAGTAAAAGCTATGTTATCTTTTACCAAAGGAGAAGGATACGGTAGACCTTTACTAGAATTTAGCTTAACAGGTAAACCTATTATAGCCTCAGGATGGTCAGGTCATACAGATTTCTTAAAACAAAATCTAAGTACTCTAATTCCAGGAGAACTAGAAGATGTTCATCCTAGTGCTGCTAACGATTGGTTAATTAAAGAAAGTAAGTGGTTTAAACCTAGTACAGTTGAAATTGGAAGACACCTAAAAGATTCGTACGCTAAATACAAACAATATGTTTTAGGTGGAAAACAACAAAAACAATATTCTAAAAGTAATTTTAGTTTTGAAAAAATGCAAGAATTAATTTCTACTATTTTAGAAAAAAATATTCCCGAATTTCCAAAACAGGTAGAATTAGTACTTCCAAAACTTTCTTTACCCAAACTTAAAAAAATAGAATAATATGCAATATGATAATCTAACAGAATGTAGCAGGTGTGGAAGTGATGCCTGCTACATCCAAGAAATTACTCCTGAAGTAAAACTAGAATTTTGTTATGGATGTGGATTTCAATCCCACTCATTAATGAAACCAGGAACTGAATTCTTTACTGAACAATTAGCTTTATTACCAGATTTATACAAATCTTTAATTGAAGAGGAGGAAGAAACAGGTAAAGTTTGGATGCCATCTTTTATCAATGTATCAGAAAATTC